AAACCAATATGAGGTTCACGCCAATCAATACGCGTAGTTTGATTAGCCCAAGACGGCAAAGCCAAAGGAGTGTTTTCAGAGTCAAACGCTTGAAACCCTGCGTTCAAATTAGACGGACTACCATCCTCAACAGAGAATCTGCCGTGGTCATCTCTCGCTTGGTCTTCACGATACTTACGAACAACGCCGTGAGCCTGACCAGAAATCGCATAATCGTGATTGAAGTTATACATAGTTTGCAAAGCATCATTATGGTCAACGCTCAAACGCATAACATTCAACTTTACAGAAGGGTCTTGAATCTCCGCTAAAACCGCTCCAGCCCAACGATGATGACCGTCAAGAACATAATTATCTTTAGACACAATAAGGTCTGCTACAGGCGTTCTCGCAAGGATTTCGCCTATCTTAAGGAAACTGCCGTTCAAACTTATTTGGCTTTGAGTTGGCATCAAACTTTTAGGGTCAACTAACTCAGATTTAAATGTAATCTGATTGTCTTTTAGATACTGTTCAAACTCTGGTCTGAGCGTTTCAGGAACTTGAGGCATCTGGCTACGAGGAATACCAAGATTTTGAGAATCAAATAAACCTGTGCCTTTAATGTGGATTTGATTTAGGTCTATAAGGGTGTTGCGTTCACCGTTAGCAACTTCGTGTGAACCTATTTGGCGAACTAGAGCCAACGCTTCTTTAGGTGAAAGGTTTACTTTACCTCCATCGCGTAAGGTTGTTTCACTTGCAGATAGGTCTGCGTTGGTAAAACTGAATTGTCCTTTTTCATCGCGAGGCTGGTCAGGGCTATATTTGTTTACTGCTCGCTCTACGATAAGTCCAGCGACATCTTCAGGGGAGTAAGCCAATCTGTTTGTCATTGTTTTACAACCTTTACTTCTATTTCACGGCGGACATTATCGTAATCAACTTGCCTGTTGCTTATGACTTCAAAAGTTGTGTTAGGTTTTAAAATAACTTCGTTTTCACCGTAAGAATTTATTTTTGTAACATCTTCACTTCTCATTGCTTCAACATCTATGCCTTTAGTATCGGCAGGAACATAAATACGAAGAATAGTGTCGCCTCCGCGTTCAGCAGTTCCTAATGAATATGATGTTGAAATAAACGCAGGGTCAGTGAATTTATCTCCAACTTGAAATCTTTCCCAAAAATTGTCGCTCATACTAGGAGTAACGCCTCTAAACAATTCCATATTTTCACCTAACGGTGGATTTCTATCTATAAGACCAGATAAATCTCTAATGCTATCTGCAATCATTTGAGGTTTATCTGAATCAGGTGGAAAAGTATATCCCTCTCCACGCATTGCAGGATTAATATACATATGGTTGATTCCGATGTAATTCATCAGGGCGTGATATTCAGGCATTGTTATATTGTCTTTGCCATTGACATTACTGAAACCTGTGTGTGTTTCTTGATAGCGTTTGCGAAACTCAGCCAACTTATCGCCATAAAGCCTTGAATAATCATTTTTATCAAATTCTTTTACACCATCAGTAGAAGCAAATCTACCGTGGTCATCGCGAGGTTGACCCTCAGCATATTTAGCCACCTTGTGAGTGAACTCTAAAGAATCAAAATCATCATCTGTATAAACAAAACGGCTATCCATTTACAACACGCAACTTTATTACTCCATTTTTTTCGTTAGACACAACCTCAAACTCTGTTCCCGCTTGCAAAATAACTTCTTTTTCACGAACACCATAATTTGTTGCTAAAGAAGTTTCCAACGCTTTTGTTCCAGCAGGTGCTTGAATTTCCATAATCTTGCTACCAAAATCTTTAGCAGTCCTCAAATCAGAACTTGTAGAACTAAAACCTTTTTCAACAAATCTATCTCCAACTTGCAAACCCTCCCAACGACTTCCAGAATGAACACCTCTATAAAGCAAAGAATCTGTAGGTAAAGGTTCATTTCGGTCAATAAGACCAATCAAAGTGTTGACATTATCTTTTATTATTTCTTCTTCATCTTCATCTTGCGAAACTGAATAATTAGGATTACGCAAAGCATAATTCATATCTGTAAAACCGTTTTGAACATAAGAATATAAAGCACTTTTTTCTTCTTCAGATAAATTGCTTAATCTTAAATGACCCGCTCTTATCAATTCATTATCATCAATAGGTTTATATTGACTTGAACCACCGTCAACAGACGCAAACTGCCCATTCTCATCACGCGGCTGGTCAGGCGAATACTTCGCCAACACCTCACTCAAACGCGAATCAAAATCCTCAAGCCAAGACATTACTTACCTTCGTGCTTAAAATATTCTATTTGCTGTAAACGCTTCTCCGCCTCAGCCTCAGTATCATAAGTGCCTAAACGCTTAGAACCATCCTGACTAAACACCGTGTATTTATCGCCCTCACGCCTAACCATCTTTTGCATCTCCAACGCCATACGCTGACTACGACCACCAATAGACAGACCACGAATAATTCCAGCCTTAATCATTCGCCAAGCCCAATCCTCCCAAACAATTCCAAGGAAAGGCGTGTTAGCAGGGAAAGTGTAAGTAACTTCACCTTCAGGATGTTGCACAGGCACAGTAGCCTCATAGGGCCAAGTAGCACCCTCAACCCAACGACCAGCAACAATATTTAAATCGTGTTGCAAACGAATCTGGCGGTCAGGTAAAGCCAAATAATTCCAGAAAGCCTTTTGAATTTCTTTAGCGTCAGTCCATTCACCGTGTGCATCCAACTTATCTGGAACATACCAAGGTGAGAAAGTGTAGCGAAGTTCTTCATCATCAGCCTGAGTGATAGGCGTATATGCACCCTTCACAATTTTGCCTGTAACCTCATCTACAACGCGTGGCTTCAACTTGAGAGGATATCTGCGACCCTTAACATTCAAAGTAACAGAATCAATATGCACTTGACTTGAAGTAGGTCCACTAGGAACAGACGCTTCACCGTCTTTCTGCAAAGTAACAACAGGCGTAAAGTTAGATTCATTAACCTTAAAACCATTTTGCATCAAAGTAGCGATAAGGTCATCTGCAAGTTCTTTCAAACCATCTACTTGAACAGACAGATAAGAGCCATCAGCAGATAAATTGATACGCTCTCCAGTGAAACCATCCATAACTCTATGGCGACCAACAACCTCAGAAACAATACCAACCAATTCACGATGTTGCAGAGCAGTGTATTGGTCAGCGTTACCAAGATTCGCTAACTCAATATGTAAATCTGTTTCTGCACCCGCAATACCCAAAGAATCAACTTGAGATTCAGGGAAATAATAGCCAATAGACACTTCAGCAGGTTGAGCCAAAGCAACAGCATTACCGTAAAGGCGTAAATCAACAGCATCAAGACCATTGCCCATAGCCTTCAACACAGCCTCTTCCAATTCAGGAAACTTTGCTTGTCTAGCGATATCTAACGCACGACCTACGCGAATAGTAGTTTTAGTGAAATCATTCATAAGGATTAGCCTCATCTGGTGGAACTAACGCCATTGAGCAACGGCAATTAGGGTGGTATGGTGGCTGAAAAATATCTTCTCCAGTTTTAGGGTCTTGCATAAAAGGTTGGTCTAACTCAGCCGTAGAATTATCTACATCTAAACAAAGTGGGCAAGCGTCAGGTTCAGCGTTCCATTGTTTTAACGAACCCGCTTCAGCGAAACCCTTATCAATCGCGTTAGTCCAAGTGTCAAGCAAACCAGAATTTGCTGAATCAATAATTTCTGTTCTAGCAATAGTTTGAGTGCGAACATTCAACAATTTATTTGCATATTTATCTGCAAGCATCGCTGCTCTATCAGAAGCAGAAGACACAGACTCACCCTCACCAACTAAACGGTCAACCTGTCTTGCCTCATATTTTGAAACAGCATCCGCATACTTAGAGTGCAAACCAATAGTAGATTTCAATTGGCGAGCAACCTGTTGAACAGTAAGTTCACCGTTCAAAGAGCGAGCAACAGCATCACGAACAGTTTGGCGAGCATCCTCAGTTATCTGCACAATAAGATTACCTACCTGAGTGCGAGCATACTCAACAGCGTTCTTATTGATAATGTCAAACGCCATAGTGAACTTGCCATCAAGATATTTGACACCGTGTTTAGCACCATTGACATACGCTTTAGCAATAATCTCATTCACTTTAGTTAAGTCTTCACCTAAGCCAGCAAGTTTAATTTGTTGAATAACGCTTTCAACATCACCTTTACGGATAGCCAATTCCATACTTTGCAAAGGCACACGCTTAATAACTGTTCTTAACGAATTCAGTAATAAAAGTTTTGTTGCCGCATCTAAAGAATCAAGATTTGGTGGCGGATTATAGTTTTCGTCAGACACTATGCCTCCATTGGAGGAAGGTTGCCTTGCTCTCTAGCCCACGCTTCTAGGTTTTGGTCACTAGGGTCAATCATTCCCGCGTCAGCCAAAGTCTTTAGATAAGCACCAATCTCAGCGATATCGGCAGACTTAACTTCACCGTAAACCAAAGTTGGAGGATTTTCTACCTGCATACCGTTAAGGCGTAATAGTTTTTGAATAGCATCTTTGTTGATAACTGATGCAACAGATTTAGCGAAAGAGTCAACAACCATCTGCCAAGATTCAACTTTTTGGCTTCCAAGTGCGAAAGAGCCAACATCGCCTTGACCTAACAAAACGAAATCTGCAAGCATAGAAGTTGCAATCATTTTGTTGTAGCGTTCAATAATTGCTTCAGTTTGGAATGAGCGTTTTCCACCTGATGATAATAGTTCAAAGGTTAAAGCCTTGTTGCCGTGTTCATCTGTAATGAAAGGGATAACTACACCTTCAGATTCGTTTCTGCGAACGCTTGTAACCATTTGTTGCACTGCAACTAGAGAAGCCTTCGCTCCTTCATCTGCGGTAGTTGAAAACCATTCACTAGGTGCATAAACTACAGGCAAACCTGCAAGGTCGCGTTCAATACCGATGGCTTCAATTTCTTGAATACGCTTTTTGTAATACCAAGAGGTGTAAGCCTTGCGAAGAAGAGAGATACCTTCAGGGTTGTCTTTAAATTTGTTTGTGCGAAACAACATACATTTTGTGATTGGAATGTAGTGCATACCTGTAGTTATGTCTTGTTGCACGAAAGCGACAAGTTTGCCTGTGTCTTGGTCAAATTCCCATCTTAGGAAAGAGTCTTGCGACCTGATAGACCATTTATCCCAACCTAGAAGACCGTCATTGTATTTAGAGTTAAGTTCGTCTTCAGGTTTTTCACCTTTACGAATTTTGTAGCAGATTTCCATAACAGAATATCCGTAAACAAGCATTGATAAAATTTCGCGAAGAGTAGTATCCCAAGTGTGCGACATATCTGACCAAGCCTCTTCAATAAATTGTGTGGCTTTCTTTTCTTCAGGGGTCGCGTTGTCTGGTGCTTCAATATGCCAGTCTAGTTTGCAAAGAATTTCGTTGAACGCTAAAAGGATTCCACCGATAATCGGGTCGTTGTCTGACATCTCGCGATAGACCTCGCGGGCTTTGATGCCTTGAAGTTGAGGTAGGAATTCTTCAAGAACGAATCCTCCTGCACGGCGTAAACCTGATACACCGAATTGTTGGAGGCTATCTTTTTTTTCGTTTGCCAAAATTGTTTTCCTTCGCGAAAGGTTCTGTTTTATTTTCTCACTTCACTATAACTAAAAGACTAAAACACTCCGATACTAGATAACACGGTAAATTGGGGTATTGCATTATAGAGCATAGTGTGGTAAACTGTCAATGTGGGAGAGAGGAGGTGAAATATGGAATTTCAAGATTCTTGGTGGCGTGAAATTGATTCGCGTGAACCTTATCCAAGTCAAGGTCTGATTGCAAGCAGGTCAGGCTTCAAAGTTGCTTGGTTGCTATACGATTCTGAAGAAAACGCGAAAGCGTGTTCTCCAATCGCATATGCTGAGGGCATCAAATGGGCTAACGAAGGTTACGACTTCGGGTATCTATGTCCTGGTGGCATCTCAAAGGTGAAAGATGGTTGGGAAGTAGTAATCCCTTAGCCTGATTCACAAGAGAACCCTGTCAGCGATGGCAGGGTTTTCTGCTAACCTCAAAATATGTTTGAACCGTTGACAATCAACAAACCTTTTTCACAGCCCGCAATCTATGAGGTGCTATCTCAAGGCGTTGACTATCTACGCATCCAAGGAGGAAGACCTGTAATCGTGGCTGTAAGGCTCGGTGACAGCCAAACAGACGATGAACTGGTATTTACACACCCTTATGTATTTGAAGCGTTTGTGAGGGGAATGATAGTGAATCCTATCTGCCAAACGCTATCTATAAACTTTATTGATGATTAGCGGTGCGATGCGATTCCAATTGAACAGCCAAGTGTTTGTCGCCTCCTAGAAGCCTTGACACAACAATACAGACATCAATACCCTCTTCACCCATTTCTAAGTCTTCCTTAGCCGTTACAGGTGGCTCTCCGTGGGTATAACAAGTTGACACACTCAAATAACTGTGGTCAATACCAAAGCGTTCAAACTCAAAACTGTCAAACAACACAGCCTGAGCAATCTTAAAACGAATCTTTTGGCTAAATCTTCCAAACATTTTTTTGTCCAATCACAATAGGTGCAACATTGCTTGTCTTAGTAGGAGGTTGATAAAACGCTAGAAGCAAGGCTTCAGCACGGTCAGGAGAGTGTGTTCCTCTATCTTTCATATCTTTCTTAGACTCAATAATGATACGACCAGCAGTGTCCGTTGAATAAGCAGGACCATTCAACTGGCGTAAAGTTGCATCATCAATATCAAGCGTGACCTCAACAGATTCTTCCTGAAGCAACTCACGCATATTCCACCAAAGTTCAGACCTCTGATTTTTGAATCGTTGAGGAGCAAGAGCCTTTTCAGCAACATTCACTGGAACAATCTCAGCGTTAATCCGTTGCTCTTTCACCCATTCTTTCAAAATAGATACAACACCCCAACCTAAACCAATCGCGTCAATCTTCACTTTAACTCTGCTTCGTATTTCTCTTTCTTCGTGCAACTTACTTGCCGCAATAATATGCGTCAAACAGATACCAGCAACATCAACAGCGTTCTCATTGGCTCTACCTGAAGACCTATGAATAATAGAGCCGTGCCAGCCATCGCGTTTAGCGATAACAAATTCATCTCCACCATCTGACGCAATATCTATCCCTAAAGTGATTTCACCTTGACGCTCACTTTTATCTTTCCATTCAAGGTCAACAACATTTTTTATAGGCATCGCTTTTTCAAGCCACGACATAGGAATTGCTTTAGCGGTGTTACCTGAAGGGAATCTTGCATACAGAGCGGCTTGAACATAAGGGTCATCTTCAGCGTATTGTGCTTTTACTGCTCGCACGAATTCTTGTGAAGTTAAATGTTTAGAAATTGTGTGTTGTGCAACTCTCGCGGGGCAACGCTTACA